CTTTGGCCTGTAAACCGGGAACCTTTGCGACGTATTTTTTGATTGCCTTAGGGTAGCCCGATTCGACAATCGCATCCTGCACCTGCTCACGCGCATCGACGAGTCGACCGATATTTTCTGCCGACCTTAAGAATCTCCCGTTGCGGATATCGTAGGATGCGAATTGAATGTCGAGTATCCGCGATAGTCGTTTACTCACGCGCACCAACTCGGCAGATAATTCATCTGCCGAGGATGCGGTGAATGAGATAATGCCGGAAAAGTTTTCAGCCATCGTTAGACCAACCCATTGAGCACGTCGCGCACCGGCGACCCACGCTGTGCGGCATTCGCGGCTACGGCGATCGCGGCATCCTCTGTGCTCACTCCCGGGTGGATCTCCTGGTACCACTCGACCCGGCTAGCCACACCCTCGGCGATGCGCTGCACCCATTCGTCCGCCAGGGTATCGACTGACTCGTAGTCGCGATTATAGGCGACCGAGATCTCATCGCCATCGGTACCCCCTGCCCACAGATTAGCGAGACGCCAACACTCGGCCTCAGACTCTTCGAAATTCGAGGCTTTCTCTTCGAGAATCGCGACGAATTCCTCACGGTCACTGCGCCGTTTGTCTGCGCTTTCCACCTGCCCAGTAGGTAGCTGGCGAGACGACCGGGCAAAGATCAGGTCGGCAACATCCTCAATAATCTCGGTTGCCACATCGCTATAGGCCGAGTAGACCACCTCCGAGGGTCGCAGATAGTCGAGCGTATCATTCGCGCCAATCGGGATTGCGCGCGATGCGGAAAAATCCAGCTCTTTAATGTCATCCGAATCGGACGACAAAACGAGCTGTTGAATCCCATGGGTATACAGCGACTCATCGCGCACGCTGCGGTACTGCCACAGAGCATCGGCCTGGAGTGCGATGTCGTCGGAGATCGTCTGCCCCTGCATGGGCGCGATGCGCTGATCATAGAATGGCACCAGTGGCACACGCCCGAGGGAATGCGATCCCTGGCTATCGAGTGTGTGGGTGGCATCCGCCGCACCACGCGTAAACACAAACCATTCGTCCGTTGTCCAGACCCGGATCCTGCTGATTGGATCATGCAATGCGAACGGCGATGCGGTGGGTGCATAGATCTCATCAGCGATCACGGCATAGTTGAGCTGCCCGCGGCGCGCCGGCGAAAGGGTCTCGACCTCCCAGTCAATCAGCGCGAGCGTGGGGACGTGCTCGAAATAGGGCCGCAGCCGCCCTTGCTGCGCCTGCATCTGTGTGGTCCCTGGGGGTAGGGCGGGCGAGTCGACGAGGACGTAAGACTGGCCTGTGACCTGCGCATCCGAGGTGACCGACGCGAAAAACGGCTGCGCATCCGTGCCCTGTAGATCGACATCATCCACCATGCCCGAGATGCGCTCAGGGATCACGCGCACCGGCTCGATGCGGAATATCTGCCCCTCATAGATGCGTAGACCAGATCGCAAAAGATTCTTATAGAGGCGCATTGATCGCCTCTTTCTGCGATCGAATGACGCCTCACCCTCGATTGCCGACGGGTCGAGATATCCGCCATCGACCATGGCTCGGCCGCCTGCGAGGCTCGCGAGGTTATACCGCCAGATCGACTTCCGTTTCGCATACCACGGATGCTCTGCCATGAAATTATTGGCCATCAGAACTTCACCCCCTGAAATGTTTTGCGTGGCCGAATCGGGAATAGATTCTCTGCCCAGAATCCTAGTGCGGATACGATGTGCTGATAATCGTTTTTTTCTTCCTCGCCATTTTTATAGAGCAGCCCTTCGAGCGCATCAATCAGGTGCTGACATCGCGGATGAATAATCATTCGTCGTACGCCTGCGGCTGAGCATAGCCGTGAGTTGAGCGCATTGTTTCGCGATCGCGGTGACGGGCACGCGGGCCGCGCGCGGATTTTGAATCCAAGCTCTCGCAGGATCTCATGGTCATTGGTCCCGCTGCGCGTATCGCGGTGCATACCCGACGGATCGGGGAACATGATCGCGCGTTTTCCGGTCACACCAAGGATGCGTGATCCGACCTCATAGGTGGATGCTGTAGGTACATGCCAATCCTGCCAAACGTAGATCGTTTCACCATCGACCCACCCGCACGCTGCGGTCATAGGGTGGACATTAAAATCCATGCACGCATGCCACCGAACAGACTCCGGCACGGTAAACTCACGCACATTTTCCGCGCGATCGAATGCATAGCACACACGACCCGAGGACAGCTCGAAGCTTGCCTCGTATTCTTGCCTGAATGTTCGCGGATCGAGGTCGCGTTTCGCGTCCTCAATCTCGGACGCCGAGAGAATATCCGCAGATGGCCACCAGTGATAGGACCATCCCTCGCGATTCTCCGCGCGGCATTTGAGCCGATAGAGGAATCCGCGACCATTGGGGACCCCAGTAAACCATGCACCTCCTGCGCGATCGGACAGTGCGGGGCGGATGGCCTCTTCCCATGTCTCCGGCCGGCAATCATCGATCTCGTCGATGGCGAACCAGTTCCACGGCCGGCCCTCAATACGCTGCGGCCGATCCAGCCCACACACCTGCAGACTCGCACCATTAATCAGGTCGATCCTGAGCTCACTCTCGGATGGTCGACGCGACATGAATCGCGGGGGCATTAGGCGCTTCAAGTCGAGCCAAAATAATTCTTTGGCTTGCTGCCTAGTCGGCGCACCAAAGCCGAATCGTGCATCAGTCCATATGGATTCGCTGAGTGCGAGTTTCACTCCGTAGCGTTTCGCTAGCTCTGTTTTCCCGGATCGCCTGCCGCACGCGACGACCCGGAACCGTGACGTAGCGGTGAGGAGCCGCAACTGCTCAGCGTGAGGCCTGAGAGGATACCATCGAGGCGTGAGGATCATGGACTCAGGCATCGTTGATCCACGCCACATGTCACTGTGATTTGCCATCCTCCAACGCCTGGATCGCGCGCAGTGCAGTGATGATATCCGCCGCGCGCTGAGACGCTGGAGTGTCGTCAATCGGCACCATCTCGCGCTGATGTAGGATGACCTTTCCAAGCCATATCGCCGCCGCAGCCCGGCCGGATCCCTCGCTGAATGCGATCTTCCATTGCTGCCGTCTGAGGCTACATTTACCGATGGCGCGCCCCTCTTTTAATATACGCGCAAAACGTCGTCGTAGCGTGGTGTCATCACACCCCACGACAGAGGATATCTCTTCATCGGTGCATTGGATTTGTGCGAGAGATTTGACTACCTCTGGATCGACTTTAATGAGCGGTCTTCCCATAGTCCGATACTCTACACGTTTCTCGTCATGCGTCTAGTCGCTGGTGCTATGCCTGTCGGGGTCGACCCCCAGGGCGAGCACGACGTGGTGTCAACCCGTAATCTATTTGCTTAGAGGTGACTCGTGTCCCGTGACCTAACGGGACACGTCCCCCGGCAGTCGCCGCATCATATCGGTGAGGTCACCGAATTGATCCCGCGCGGACCGCCAGAGACGCCCTAAATCGGCTCTTGTCGCCATGAGCCAGTCTCCCGTACGTCGCAGATGCCCCATTTTGGCAGCGGAATGGGCCTAGGATCGATCCGAGGGGTGCGAGCCATGTCATGGGCTAGCCTCGACGGCTCGGATCGATCCTAGGGCATTCTGTGAGACCATCACTGCCCCAGCTAGTAGGACGCTGTCTCTGGCATGGGTGGATCCTCCCCAGCCTAGCGTCTCGTCTGCCACATCCAGACGCGAACGACGGGGACGGATCGGTAGCGTCTGGAGGTGGGAGACGTGACGCGCTAGGACCTAGGTCCCGAGGCGTCAGCCTCGGGACCCCGAATAATGGGGCGGGGGATCCCCCCCCCTTATGGGGGGGGGTCTCCCCCCCATTATTCGGCCCGGAATCAAGGAAATCTAAGTCTTTGATTTTTCAGAGTTTGAATTTCTGGAAACGGGAGTCTGTCGATAATCGCCACGGTCGGAAATATTCCCATTTGAAATCAACGACTTATCTCCGACATCGGACACATGACTGAAACTGTCGGAAAGTTTAACAGTATCGAGTCGCTCGTCTAATCTCGGACGGCGCGCCCTGTCCGCTGAGATGCACGACCTCGACTGCCCTACGGAGATCGGTCCACGTCCACGGGGGTCGGCGACTGCACCTCGACGAGGGCGCCACCGCGACCGCGGCGGAACAGAATGCGCGACGGAATTCTCGCGGAATAGTTTGTTTTCGCGGCGGCGATCTCGACATATGACTCCGATGGATCCAGCCCGCGTTTGGTGATTTCTGTTGTGGGGATGGTCCTGCAATGGATCGATAGCCTGGCGAGATCCACCACCGCGACCGCGCCGCCGACCGCAGACTGGGAGAGCTGCTGGCCCGATATCTGGACGTTTTTTGGCACGTGGTGACAGATCAGAATCGTAGTCGAATAACGGTGCGCTGCGAGGACGGCACCGAGCTGGCGGTGGAGTGTCGTAGCATCCGATTCATCCATGATATCCATGCCCGGATCGAGGAATAATTTCAACGGATCTAGAACGATCATGTCGCGATGTCGTGATGCAGAGAGGACCTCGACTAGATGGTCGAGATAATATCCCTCGCCGCCGACGGGCCATATGTCCAGATGATCGGATAATGTCTGCCGTTCCTCTGCGGTAATCGCAGGGTAGGACTGCGCGACGGAGTCCAGGAATCGCTGGTGCAGGGTATGATCAGCATCCTCCCAGCCGAGCATGAGCACGTCCTGTGGCCCGGGTGACGCATGCCCACAGAACGCATGGCCTAGAGCTGCACGGATGGCCATGTGGAGCGTCATGAAGCCCTTGCCGGTCCCGCCAGCCGCAACAACTAGCCCGACCACACCACGCGGCACGAGGCCGTCGAAAATCCATGGCATGGGTTTCGGCGCCGCCGCGAAATATCGGCTCACTGACGCGGCGCCGCTGCTGAGCTGATGGGCTAGGCGTGTGGTCCGTGACTCAACGGGGGCGGGTATCCACTCCCTGGCCCCCTGCATCGACTCACGCACGGCGTCGGCGGCGAGTGCGCCGAACGTGATCCGCGAGATCCCCTCTGGGATCGGCCCTTCGGGCATGGCGATCCTCACACGCACCCCCTGCCCCGAGAGCCGCTCGGCGAGCCTCTCGGCCGCCCACTCGCTGGCGTGGGTCCCGTCGCGGTCGGCGGCGATCAGGACGTCGCGCGCCCACGTGGGAGGGGTCAGCGACGCCATCGCCGCCGATGTCGCGCGCGTGCAGAGCGTCTGCCACCCTGTCGCGTCGCGGATGGCGCGGGCGCTCTCCACGCCGCGCACGATCACCAGCGGACCGCGAGCGTCCTCCACAAATCCCTCCTGGACTGCTCGCCCCCCGGGGGACCGGGTCACATGGCTAGAGGTAGGGGCCCTAGCCCCTGATCCCGCCGGGGGGCGATGGGTGCTGACGGGTAGACGCCATCATGTCGCAGTGACTCGACGCGCGGATGCTATACGTCCCCACGTGGCGGCGCAACCCCCGATGCCACCACTAGGGATGCCGGCGTCACGGCGCCTCCAGTGGGTAGTCCGCCAGCTTTTTCAGATCCCGCTCGGCCCAGTAGACCATTCCGTGTCTGCCGTGATTCTGGTGGGTGTGATTTTCATGGTCCATGAGGTAGTGCAAGGTGTTCCCATAGAGCCCGGAGGGGGAGGGTGGGGAGTCCTTGGCCTGTCCGCCACGGTGTAGGAACAGTGGCCATATGGGCCATTTGGTGAGGGGTAGAAGGCGCTGATATTCGGCGTAGTGGTTCAGGTCAATTCCCGTTACCCATCGCCCTGTAAGGCGATGCCACGTAAACGCTTCTTTATGCTTCGCCTCGACCCACGTGGCTTTGTGGCCGTGGAAGGTGAGCATATCGGGGGCCACAATCCTGGTGCCATCGGCGGCGAAAATGCGCGGTCCGACGCCCTGTCCCCTCTCCTTCTCGTAGACCGGCAGAACGTGGTGGCCACGCCTGCGCAACCACATGGCGATCTGGGATTCGCCGAGTTGTCCTACCGCGAGCTGTGTGTCAAACGACATGGACGACGAGTCCGACCGCCGAGAACATCTCGCAGAACCTTTCGCGCAGGGCGCCGAAATACAACACGGCCTGTCCTTGCAGCGGTGCGCCTGGCTTCCCTTCCGGGTCGAGAAATCGGATTCGGCCTGCGGGGAAGCAGGCGGCCGCGGCGAGCTTCGCCATGGCCTGAAACCAGGTGGTTTCGGTGGCATTGTTGACGAGGACGATGGCGGCGATCACGTGACCGTCTGTCCATTCGGCGCAGAGCTTTTCGGTGAAGTGCGCGATCAGGGGTTGCGCGTAGGGGGGGTTGAGGAAGATCCGTCCCTTCCAAGGATGATCGAGCCCGCTATCCTCGATCGAATAGAACGCCCCCGCTTGGACGCGCTCATTGGCCTGCGGGCAGGATGCCGGGTCCAGGTCGATGGCGCCCATCACGGATCGGGCGAGGGTCAAGATTTCCGGTGGGGTGTACCACTCGTTCTCGCCGGAGTTGTGCCGCACATGGGTCGCGTCTTTTTTGGCGAGCCGTTCCAGGCCCGCGCTGCTGATCTCTTGGGCGTTCTTGATGTACGCCTCGAAAGTGTCGATGGGCAGTCGGGCGATCGCCTGCGCGCGGGAGGATAGGTCCTTCGACACGCCGAGATCGGCGAGGGTGGGGGGAGCTGCGGTCGCCCCCGACGACCGCAGCTCCCCCTTGCGGGCATTGCCTCCTCCACCCTTCCGCATGCCCCCGTTGGCCTTCGCCTCGGCCAGCATTTCGCCCAGCCGGTACTCGGCGCGGATGCGGATCTCCGCGGCCCAGTTGCTGAACTCGATGTCGTTCGCCTGACGCGCGTAGTGGCGCATGGCCTCCGCTTTGTCGCGGATGGCTAGGACCTCGTCGATGCCATGGGCCGCGGCCAGAGCTGTGCGAGCGGCTTCGTACTGGACGAGCATGATGCTCTCTCCTCGCCGAGGGCTCGCCCCCTCCTCGGTTCCGATCACGTTGCCCGGAGGGACCGGGCCCGGGACCGAGCGAGGGGGCGAAGGGGTAGATTCGGGCTACAGAGACCGTGCCGACGTGATTCGACCGGCCCACCCTACCGCGCCCGGGCTCGCCGATTCAAGGCCGCCTCCTCATAGCCCTTCGGTCACGACAAGGGATGCCGGGAATGATCGGAGATCGAACCATGCGAAATGCGTACCATCACCCATGGGGAATTCTGCGGCGGCAGGGTGGGTCTGGTAGGTGGGAATCATCTACATAGACTAGGCCATCCACCCGTCGGATTGCCATGTGTCCATATCGTTGACAGCGCCATGGACGCGCAACCCATTGATATTGCAGGCTATTTTCTCTGTCATGGTGAAGTGTCAACCCTCTTTACACAACAGGTGTCTGGTTTTTTTATAGCGTAAGTCCTTGATTACACAGCGTTCGGGACAAGAAGTCACGTTTTAGCGTCAATGATTTTTACACCCCACGCATTGGTGTTTCTAGCGTTTTCAATGGGTTAGCCCTTGGCATGGCGATTGCTACTACCCGGTCAGCATCGCGGGAATCACCCCGCCACCTGCTAGGAGGCACGCCATGGAAACCCCCATCATCCCCGCCGCGAACCTCGCCGCCCAGGAGGCATCGTGGGGGGCAGTGTGCGGGGTTCAGGCGGCCCGGTGGGCCACCTCGCCGAGCCAGTCGGCCCTATGGACGGCCAAGGCCGCCTTGGCGGCCAAGAGGGCGGCGATCTACGCCGCCTTGGCCGCCGCCCTCTCCTAACCCCTAACCCCTGAAAGGAGCCCCACCATGAGCACCCCCACCCACGTGACGGCACAGGAGACGCACGAGGCCAGGCTATATGCCGAGGCCATGGCCAGCGTCGCGCGCGAGGCGCAGGGCGCTGTCGCGGAGCGGCGGGCCGACCTCGCCGCGGCGGAGCGGGCCGCCCGGGTCACGGAGAGCGCCGCCGAGGCGGCCAGGCAGGAGGTCCGGGATGCCCAGGGGCCACAGGAGACGCACGAGGCCAGGCTATATGCCGAGGCCATGGCCAGCGTCGCGCGCGAGGCGCAGGGCGCTGTCGCGGAGCGGCGGGCCGACCTCGCCGCGGCGGAGCGGGCCGCCCGGGTCGCAGAGAGCGCCGCCGATGCGGCCTGGCAGGAGGCGCAGGCGGCTCAGGGGGTACAGGATGCCGCCCGCGAGGACATCGAGGCGGAGGATCCGGCCACCCCTACTCCTTAACCCCACCCCGTCATTCCCTGACCCCTGAAAGGAGCGCCACCATGAGCACCTCTACCACTCGCAGAATCGGCCCCCAAATGCGCCGCGCCGTCGCCTACGTCGCCGCCCACCCTGGATGCGCCAAGGTCGACGTGGCGCGATCGATCATGCCGTGGGCCGTCGGCAAAAACAATGGATTCGCCTATGGCCCGGTGAACCGCGCCATAGCGGCCGGACTAATCATCGCAGGCCATGGGCGCGGCAATGCCTACGCGCTCCGAGTTCATCAGGACGTGGCCACCCCCACCCCCACTCTCCCCAATCTGTAAACGGAGCCCCACGTGGAACCCCCCACCCTGTGCGATCCCAACACCCACCCCCTCGCCGACGCCTACGTGACGGCAGCCACCC